AGACGGCAACTTGGGATGATGCGCCTCATTTAACGGAAGAAACTAAAACTCAGTTATTATCTAGCATCCCTGAATATCAAAGGGATATGAGGTCAAAAGGAGTTCCGTTAAAGGGAGAGGGGTTGGTTTTTCTTTACTCTGAAGAGAAGATAAAGGAGGGCCCAGTTGAGGATATTCCTGATTGGTGGCCAAGACTTATTGGAATGGATTTTGGTTGGGAGCATCCAACGGCTTTGGTATGGATAGCTTATGACAGAGAGAATGATTGTATTCATGTTTATGATTGCTGGAGGGAAAATCATGTTACACCGATTGATGTTGGTGGTGTTGTAAGAGCTAGGGTTGATAACTGGATTCCTGTTGCATGGCCACACGATGGATTTCAGCATGATAAAGGCAGCGGCAAGAGGCTTTGTGATTTGTATGCTAATCAAGGTCTTAATATGCTCACAAGAAACGCAACCTTTGAGGATGGGTCAAACGGAGTTGAGGCCGGCGTCTTTGAGATGTATGAAAGATTTCGCACAGGAAGGTTGAAAGTAGCAAACCATTTGAAGGAATGGTTTGAAGAGTATAGATTATACCATAGGGAAAAGAACAAGATTGTTAAGATTGCAGATGACCTTCTTTGTGCGACAAGATATGCAATGATGATGATTAGATATGCGGATGTTAAAAGGGACCCAGATGAAGATGACAATAGGTATGAGTATAAAACAAATGAAAACTGGTATTAAATAAGCAAATGAATAAAGAAGAGCGCGATCAAGAGAGAGAGAAAATAGAAAACGAAAATATACAAAGACATCAAAAAATGCTAGATATGTTTATCAGCTCTATTCCGATAAACCAAACCGATGGCCCAAAAAGAATCTGGGTTTGTGATGAAAATAGTAAATATATCAATCTTTGTATAGATAGAAAAGGCGCGATTATAAAAAAAGAAGGCGTGGGAGTTCTTGTGTTTTTTTCGATAGAATTATGTCTTATAAATTATCAAAAAGAGCTTCTTGAATATTTATCTAAAAATCATTATGAAGGAGAGATAATTTGGAGAACTCGACCGTGGATAGAAAGAGTGGGCTATAATGAGCTTTCACCCGGTTATACGATTAGGTCAAGCTTGTGGGTGGGATAAACAAATGAAGATTAATGTTGAGCTAGATAGTGCAAATGATGAGATAAAGGCTCTAAAAGAAAGGGTTGAATCTTTAAGAGAAAGAATTGAGTTTTTACATTTACATATCAGGCATAGAGATGGAGAGATTGCATTGTTGATGCGGGAAGTGAACAGGCTTGTTGAATTAAATGAATCTTTAGAGAAGTCATTAGATGGATTACCAAAGAAAGATGATGGCCGACAAAGAAAATTGTGCTCTTGTACTTAATGATATCCTATCAACAATTGATGATATCAATTACCCGAAAACATTGTCGCCTAAAAGGAGAAAAGAAGCTAAGAAAGCTTTAGTCCATCTTCATGTTGGGATGACGAAGCTATGTGAAATACATAAAATAAAAATATTAAGGAAAGATGATGGCCGATAGAGAGAAGCAAAGCATTGAAATAATAGCTACATTTATAGACAACCCCAATATAGCAGAAGACCTTGATGAGAACTTATTGCTTAAACTTGGAAGCCAGGTTATTGAAGGATTTAATGCTGACTGGGATTCAATGGTGGGCTGGAGGCAGGTTGTTGAAAAAGGCCTAGAACTTATTAAGCCAGAGTTTAAACCTAAGTCAGAGCCTTGGGATAATTCGGCCAATTTTAAATCACCAGTAATAATTGATGCTGCGCTAAAGTTTGGTGATAGAGCTGGCGCTGAATTATTAAGAGGTGCAGAGCTAGTTAAGCCTAGAATAATAGGAGATGACCCTGAGAACACAAAAATAGAAAGGGCGGAACGTGTTGCCACATACATGAATTTTCAATTAACTCAAGAGATGATTGAGTGGGTTGATGACCATGATAGGCTTTTATATGACCTTCCTTATACTGGCTGCTTGTTTAAGAAAACATTCTTCGATAAAGAGCTGGGGCGCAATGTCTCTGAAGTAATATCATATCCTGCATTTGCTATTAACCAAGATTCCATAAATTTAGAAAGAGCCAGACGATTTACACAGATAATGGACATCCCTAAAAAACGAAGTCATTGAAAAACAACGAGCAGGAATGTGGCTGGATGTTCCGTTAAGCCTGGGAGAGACAGAGCAAAATATCTCTCAAACAGAGGAAGATGATATAACCTCATTTTTAGAACAACAAACATTTGCGGATTTAGATGGAGATGGGTACGAAGAGCCATACATAATTACAGTTCAAAAGACAAGCGGAAAGGTAGTAAGGATTGTTGCAAGATATAATGCCGATGATGTTCTTATTAAAGACGAGAAAAATAAAAGGGTTGCCTTTCTATCGGATTTAATTCAGGTTAAAACAAATGAAAAAGGTGAAACAGTATTAAGCCTTCCGGTAACAAGTGGAGATAGAGAGATTATTAGAATCACTCCTTCAATAAATATAACCAAGTATGGATTTTTAAGAGACCCGGGAAATGGGTTTTTAGATGTAGGATATTTTCATTTATTGGCTGGATTAAATGCGGGCATTAATGCTGGAACCAATAACTTATTAAACGCCGCAATATTGTCAAATTTACAAGGTGGATTTTTGGCTCGAGGTGTTCGAGATAAGATGGGGGCCATGCAAGTTAAACCTGGCCAATGGCAGGCAACAAATCTACCTGCGCAAGATTTGGCTCAAGGATTTTTGCCTTATAATTTTAAAGAGCCATCAGGAACTTTATTTGCTTTAGTTCAGTTGTTATTACAAACAGCTCAGCAAACTTCTGCAAGTGCAGATTTAACTCAGGCATTAGGAACTAACGCGCCAGCTACAACTACTCTCGCATTAGTTCAGGAGCAACAATCTGCTGCAAGCGCAATAATTCTGAGAATATATCGTTCTATGACATCAGAGTTCAAGAAGTTATTTCAATTAAACGCTGAGTTTATGGACCCAGAATTGTATCAAAAAGTATTAGATGACCCTGATGCTGACTATGAACAGGATTTTAATACCGATGACTTTGATATTATCCCTGTTGCTAACCCAGAGGTTTCAAGCAAGATTCAAAGACTTCAGCTGGCTCAAGCAGAGCTATCAAATCTTCAGGCTGTTATTGCAGCCCAAGGAGATATTAAGCCTATAGTTAAAAACTTCTTTAATGCAATTGGCTCTCAAGATGTAAATCAGATATTCCCTGAAGCTACTCCAGAACAGAAGAAGCAAGCTTCAGACGACCAACAGCAACAACTTGACGAGCAACAGAAGCTACAAGAGATTGCCATTGACCAATCTGAACGCAAGCAATCAAATGATGATGCGAAAAGTAGAGCTCAAGTATTAAAAGATATTGCCTCTATGGTTAAAACTCTTGAAGAAGCTGAAACAGAGCAAACGAAAAATCTAAACGATATCTATACAGGTGCAATTAATGTAGACCAGCAGCTTTTAACTATTGCTGAAAAAGAAGCACAGCTAAGGCAACAACAACAAGCAGAACAGGCGCAACAAGCGCAGCAACAATTATTAGAACAACAACAACTAAGGGAGCAACAAATTGGAAATAACCAAAGAGCAACTACAGGAGTGGGGAGATAATCCTGTCACTAAAGAAATATTTAAAAGCATCAATTCAGCCGCAAGGAATGAGTGTGAAATATCAAAATTAAAACTAGATAGTGTTGAAGAAACCGCATTACGTACTGCATTTTCCCAGGGTTTTGTAGACGGAGTACTGTCATTTATTCGAAACTATAACAATAAGCTCGAAGAGCTTAAAGGCCCTCAAAAACCTGAGGAGAACGAATGAAAGCTAAGCCTGTTGGATTTTATGTCTTAATAAAAGTAAAGGCTGTGGAAGAAAAAACTAAATCAGGAATAATAACTTCAACTGCTACCTCCAGGGCAAGACAAGAAGTTGCTAGAGATATAGGGGAAATAATAGCTTTCGGACCAATGGCATTTAAAGAAGGATTTGAGGAGTGCAACTCTCCATCTGACTGGGGTGTAAAGGTTGGAGATGTTGTTGAATTTGTACCATATGAAGGGAAAATATCAGCTGCCTCAGAAGGAAGCGAGTACAGATATATAATCGATAAACAAATAGTAGGATTAACAGATGAGTGAAGAGCAACTAAAGAGCGCATTAAATGCGGCATTAACAGAAGATGCATCAGAATCAATAGACGAGGAGAATAGTGATGACCTTATACAAAAGCCCGAAGAAAAAGAAGAAGAATCAGAAGCCAGGTCGTTAAATAAAACAGAACAGGAAGCTTTTGAGACTGGGAAATGGGTTCCTAAAGATGAGTTCGATGGTTCTCCTGAAAACTGGATACCTGCTGGAACTTTCTTAAGGATTCATAATCTTCATAAAGAATTTAGCGATTATAAATCTCAGTCAGAAAGAGAGAAGAACACAGAAAGGAAAGATTTTGAGGAGCGAACCAAATTACTTAATGAAACCCATAAGAAGCATGTAGAGATATTAAGAAGCGACCTTGAAAAGAAAAGAGATGCTGCGGTAGAAGAGGGGGATTTAGATTTATTTAGAGATAATCAAAAGCAAATTGATGAGCTTAATCAGCATGACCAGAAACTAGAAGCGCAACCTCAGCAAAATAATAAAATACATCCTGATTTAGATGAATGGGTAAAAAGGAATCATTGGGTAAATACTGATAGACCTAAAAGAGATTATGCAGATGCATTATTGACTGATTATGCCGAAAAGAATCCGTCGTCAACAATGTCTCAAGCACTGTTACATATTGATGAGGAATTAGAGAGGCGTTTTCCTGATACAAAACCAGTAAATCCACGAAGAGAATCTGCGTCCGTTGTAGAGTCTTCTTCGGCAAAAACCTCAGCAACAAAACGAACAACAAAGCTTTCTTGGTCAGATTTAACAAGAGATGAAATGAATTTTTATGATGTAGCATCCAGTCTCTTTGTAGACAGGAAAACAGGGAAGCCAAGCAAGGATGTTTATTTAAAGATTGTCGCAGATAAAAGAATATAGGGATTAAAATGACACAAGAAAAAACTAAGAAAAAAGATGATGTGCGTGAATTAGGGCTGGGCCTTAAATCTAGAGGAGCCGAACGAATACCTCTGACAGCGAAAGGAAGGCTTTCATTCCCGGCGGGCATAGAAAAAGACGATAAGAAATTTAACTATAGATGGTGTGCAGATGACGGGCAAGGGGGGCTGCAAATAAGAATTGATGCATGGTGGGAGTTTGTAAAAGACGCCAACGGTGATAATAAGACAGCTGTCGGCGGAGGAGGCGTAACCTTATATCTACTGAAGATACCAAAACAATATGCAATAGAAGACTTTAACCGAGAGCAAGAAAAGAATATTGATGTATTAAAACAAACTTCAGCACTTAAATCTGGAGAATATGTACCACAAGG